GGCGGTCAAAAGCCGTTCCATAACGTCATCTTGCGGATTCGAGCCGCTGTATTCGCCGGTGCAGTTTTCCTTCACGATCTGGAAAATCTCATACCACAGGCGGTTTGTTTGACTCATGTAGTTTTGTCCCATCGCCACATACGGGCTTTGGATAGCGTTGCCGGTAGTAGGATGCCGCGCCAAAAAGCCGAAACTTGACACCGCTTCCTCGCATTGAATCCAGCGCGCCACGCTCATAGCGTAACGTTCCAGTAGCTGGGGAGAAACGAGTGCAGCGCAGCCTCGTGCATTGAGCCATGTCCATGTGTTTTTATATATTTCAGCGGCGGCAAGCGTCGTACCGTCCTTTTGCTCTGCCGACAGCATCTTGTTCGGTTCCGGCATTTCACAACCTTCAAGCGCAGGCGCGTCAGTGAACTCCATCACCGTCAGCTTCCTGCCGCCCGGATTACCGGCGGATATTTTGTCGGCGAGAGGCTTCTTTTTGGCGCCAGCACCGACTCTGGCACCGCCTCTACAGGTGCCGTCTTTCGCCATATTCATCACACTCCTTTTTAACTTGGGCTATTCAACCCTTTGAAACTGCGTTTTTCAACACGAAGCCCCACGCCGCTGTCCTTAATATTTTGGTTTGAGGATTTAACCTTCCCCACCGGCAGCAGCGTCTGCATTTTGGTCTGTATCATAATGTGATACAGACCTCAACGGTCGTGCCAGCGGTCGCCGGACTCCGCAGTGATACGGGAGTGACAGGTCTTGCACAGCGCCATAAGGTTGTCTTGGTAGCTGCTGCCACCCTTCGAGAGTGGAAGGATGTGGTGTACCTCCTCGGCGGGGACAATCAGTCCTTGCTTCTCACATTCCTCACAGAGCGGGTGCGCCTTGATGTAGCGGTCGCGGATACGTTTCCATGCACGACCGTACCGTTTGTTTGAAGCGGGGTCGCGCTCGTATTTGTTATATTGTTTGTCCATGAGCTTCTGATGCTCGCCGCAGTATTGCTCACTCACAGCGAGCCGACCGCAGCCGGGGTAGGAGCAGGGACGTTTGGGTTTGTATGGCATCGGTTCACCTCGTTGGGCATAAGAAAAGCCCTGCGGGATTGCTCCCACAAGGCTCTCTTGGATTCTGTTTTCCTATTATAATACTATCATAGGAGGCAGGTGTCTTTCAGTGTCTTTTCGTGTCCACTTCAGGAGGAGCAGGGATAATACATTCCTCCAGCGCCCGAATGTGGAGCTTGTGTGTATAACGCAGGTCGTAGCCCATGTCCACAGCTATCTTCTCCCAAGAAAGAAAGCAGAGGTACCGCTTCTCCAAAAGGGTCTGGTGCTCCGGGTTTACCACAGCTTTGATGACACCCATGATTTCTTTCTTAAGGTCAACCAGCTTATCAATATCACGGTTGATGTCATTCTGCAGGTCAACGATTTTACATACAGCATCAGCCATGCGGGAGGTTGAGCCGCTGGGGTTTCTCGGCATGCCCGTCAAGACAGATGTACAGGTCGTTGCCAGCTCGTTCAGAGAGTCAACCTGCTGGAGCTTGGACTTGATACGCATGTCCAGATAACGCGCCTGAGAAAGGTAGGTTTTAGTATTCATAGCGCACCTTCTCCTTTTTCAGCTTGGCAATCAGCATTTCAGGGTCGATGCTTGTAAGCGTGTTAAACCAGCCGGAACGGAAGAAGCGCTCGATGCTGGCAAGCTCCTGCTCATCGTCGTGAAGCCGGTAGTCCTTGACAGCTTGCAGCACGATGGCGTTTGCCAGTTCTTCGTATGGATTCATAATCTGTACCTCCGATATTTTTATTTCTCTCGGATTGGCACGGATTGTCGTTATTTGTCTTAGATTTGCAGGTCGGCTTTTACCGCTTCGATTAACGCAGCCTGTGTGCTGTCCTTCTTGGATAACACCTTCAGGATGCGTTCGTCGATAGTGCCTTTGGTAACGATGTGCTGCACCACAACCGTTTTGGCACTCTGTCCCTGTCGCCACAAGCGGGCGTTGGTCTGCTGATATAATTCCAGCGACCAAGTCAGCCCGAACCAGACGATGCAGGAACCGCCGCTTTGCAGGTTTAGCCCATGACCGGCAGAGGCGGGATGTACCAGTGCCACGGGAAGCTCACCATCATTCCACCGCTTTATGCTTTCGGCACTGTCCAGCTTGGAGTATGGGACGTGGAGCTTTTGCAGTCGCTCGGTGATACGGACAAGATCATGCTTGAACCAGTACGCCACCAGAAGCGGCTTGTCACCGGCGGCTTCGATGATGTCCTCCAGCGCATCGAGCTTTCGGTCGTGAATCGTGATGGTGCTACCATCGTCAGTATAAATAGCGCCGTTTGCCATCTGGCACAGCTTGCCGGTGAGAGCGGCAGCATTTGCCGCTGTGATTTCGCCATTAGGGAGTTGCAACACGAGATCGCTTTTTAACTCATCGTAACGCTGGAGCTCCTCGTCGGACAGGTGGACAGTATATTCACTGCTGACCAGCTCCGGCATTTTTAGGTGGTCGGTGGACTTCATGGAAATTGTGATGTCGGAGATTTTGTCATATATCCGCTGCTCTGCGCCGGGCAGGGGCCTATAGCTGAATATGACCTGTCCATTGCGCTTGTCCGGCTGGAAGTAATCGAGACGATAGTGGCTGATAAACCGTCCGAGCCGAGCGCCCATATCCAGAAGCCGGAATTCCGCCCATAAATCCATGAGTCCGTTTGCAGAAGGGGTGCCGGTCAGCCCGATGATGCGTTTAACGGTCGGTCGGACTTTCATCATCGCCCGGAACCGCTTTGCTTGGTAATTCTTGAAGGAGGACAACTCGTCAACAACGACAGTGTCGAAGTTAAATGGCAGCTTGCTTTCCTCAATGAGCCACTGGACATTTTCGCGGTTGATGATATAGATGTCGGCGGGCTTTAAAAGTGCTGACCGGCGTTCTGCCTCAGTGCCGACTGCCACGGAGCAGATGAGGCCCTGCAGGTGATCCCACTTATCTACTTCAGCAGGCCATGTATCCCGTGCTACTCGCAGTGGTGCAATGACCAGAATGCGATGCGCCTTGAAGCTGTCAAACAGCAGATCATTTAGCGCGGTAAGCGTGATGCTCGTTTTGCCAAGCCCCATGTCCAGTAGGACAGCGGCGATTGGGTGCTCCTCGATGTAGTTGATAGCAAAGGTCTGGTAGTTATGTGGTTCGTATTTCATCAAGAATTCCTCCAATCTGCTGTTCGTCGTCCAGCACGTATACTTTGAAGCCAAGTCCTCGCAGAAGCCGGTGTCTTGCCAATTGAAGCGGTCGTGGCTTGCAGCCCATTGACTTTACTTCCACGAAGCCCATATGACCGTCCGGCAAAAGTACGATGCGGTCAGGCATTCCGTCAAAACCAGGACTTACGAACTTCAGCGCGATGCCTCCCATGTTTTTTGCCGCGATTGTCAACTTGTGTTCAATCGTTTTTTCTCTCATATTTATCTGCCGGAACAAGCGGAACAAGAAGAACAACATTTCCTATACACGCGCACGCACCCATATTTGCGTTCCTTTACTACCTCTTTTTTTATGATATATACCAATAGGTAAATTCTTGTTCTCTTGTTCCGCAATGCCCGAAAACCTCCATTCTATAAGGGATTAAGCCGTAACAAGCACTGGAACAAGCGTGGGAACGAGTCCGCTCGTTCCGTTACTTTCTGGAATAAGCTCGCTGTTTTCCGTAGTGGGTGAAGTTGCTTGTTCCTTGTCTTGTTCCAGTGTACTTCTCCCAAGACTCCAGTTTTTGCATGATAGAGCCGAGTTCATAGGAGTCCACCTTCTTTAGTACTGACGGGTCTTTACCAAAGCACTCGCACCAGATTTCCAGATTGCATACCAGCTTGCGCTGCACTGTGCCTTGTTTGCCGATGTCAGCAACACCAGTGCCGCTCAAAAAGTTGCGGCGCTCAAAAATGTCGAGCTCATCCCAGTTATCCGGCAGCAAGGTATCAAGGTACTGTCGCACCAGCCCTTCGCGCTCATCTGTCTCCATAGCATCCGCCTGTTCCGCGACCGCTTGAATCGCATCGTCGCCTTCAAGGTAGAGCTTTTCGCCACGGTGATAGAGCATGAGTGTTTCGGCCCATATCTGAGCAACCTCATCCTTTGTAATCTGCCATGCCTTTTTTGTAGAATCACCGCTGACAGGAATAGGCCAGAAGCGCCGGTTGCCAGTAATGTCTCGAAGAAAGCCGGACTCCGCATTTGTCGATCCGACAATGACACACTGCCTCGGATGGCTTTCCACGCTTACGCCGTAGCTGGCGCGATACTTATCGTCCACACGGGAGATGAAGGACTTCACCGTTTCGACATCTGCCTTGCGCATTCCGGCAAGTTCGCCAAGCTCCAGTATCCAATAGCCCTGCAGTTTTTCGGGTCCTGCCTTGTCGCGCATATCCGTAAGAGTCAAGCTGTCCGAAAACCACTCGCCAGCCAGCTTTGCAAAGAAGGTCGATTTGCCGATGCCCTGAGGTCCGTTCAATATTGGAACACTGTCAAATTTTGTGCCGGGATGATAGATTCGAGCGACCGCCGCCACCATAGATTTTCGGCTGACTGCTCTTGTGTAAGTAGTGTCCGCCGCGCCGAAGTAATCAATGAACAGCGTCTCCACGCGGGGAGTGCCATCCCAAGCGGGCAGTTCCTCCAGATACTCCTTTATGGGGTGATATGCCTTTTCAGCAGCGACCGCCAACACAGCATCCTTCGTCTTGGTAGGTGAATAGAGGCCGTAGGTGTTTGACAGATACACCTTGAGCGCGGCGTTGTCGGAGTCGTTCCATCCGTCCTTAAGCTGCTCCCACGGCAGACCACCCTTTGCGTCGATGCCGTCACGATGGCAGTTGAACGCGATGTGCTGCAGAGCCTCATCATGGCGCAGGATAATTACCAAATTATCGAGCGTATCCTTGACGTGTCCCTGTTTGTCCAGCACCAGAGCCTTCTGCCAATCGGCATCGGAGAAGTCGGCGTTTGCCTGTTCCATGCGCTCCGTCGCAAGCTGCGACTTTACGTCATCATCCTTTATTGCAAAATCCGTCATAGCGGCAAAGGACTTTTTCTCATCGTCGTCGCCAAATTTGTGTATACGCACGAGGTCAAAGGCGTTGAGCAGTTTTCCGCAAGCAGGGTCTGTCGCATGATGGCTGTAGGTGAACTTATCATCGTAAACGACGACACCGGCAGTGCCCTCGCCGAGGATATAATCATAGCGTCCTTCGATAACTGAAGGCGCATAAACCTCCGGCAGAAATTTGTCGATTGCCGCTGTTACAGAATAGGCGCGGCAGAATGCGCCTACCACACCATTCTTTGAGAGAGGGTCCTCCTGCTTTGCGACCTCGCGCTTGACAGCCTCTGACTGCCGCGAGGAGGTAGGCCACTGTGATACGTCGCGCCAGTCGGCGTACATACCGAGGTACTTATCCACATTAAGCGGTTCGCTGGTCTGTTCATCGAACACGAACTCGCCGTTTGATGGACAAGAAGCCCAATACATCATTCGGTTGGCTTCATAGGTGGAATCGTCAAAATAGTCCATCCCGATCTGCTTGGCGACCATTCGCATCACAGCGGGATACTCGTCCTCGCTAACCTCTCTGTCAAAAAGAATAACGATGCGGTATCGTGGCGTCTCTGGAGTGTGGCTATGTGTGGAATAGAGAAAATAGGTAACGCCGTCGAGAGCTGTGCGGACAATGCGCTGAAAATCCGTATCGGCGGGTATGCTGTCCGCATCGAGCAAGCCCAGCGTGCGGAAGCTCACGTTTCCGTTCTTGCGGATTCCTTCCTTCAGCCAGCCTCCGACAAGACCGCCAATGTCCTTGAGCTCGCCGCGCTGTGCCTTTGACAGCTTTGGATATTCCTCCGCCGTTTCCGAGGTACGGACAGGATTGCGGTTGCGGTCGGTGATATAATCCCATTCCAGTTCTTTGTTTTTATACTTCTTGTCCGTCCTGCGATTGCAGACAGATATTTTAACTAACACGACTTTGTTCCTCCTTCATAAATTCGCCTTTAAAGGCACCGTCGCCGGATACAGCAGTCATGTAGTCGGCCATAGCATTCAGCCTGTTGTAATCCGTATCACTCAGGCAAGCGAAACCATCAACAGGCCGAATGCCCGCCGCCGCGTCTAACCCGCAGTAATACAGCACGGTTTCGCGTAATGACGGACCGAAGCTGGTACCGTTGTCTTTTCGCAGCTTCTGCACTGTCCCTTTTGCAATGCCGAGTTCCTCGCCAACGGTATCCCATTTACCAAAAATGGCATAGTCCGTCACCACAATCTCATGGAGAGAATTCTGTACGGCGTTTCGGACATAATGTTCAATTTCGGCGAGACAGATGACCTCGATATGATTTGTGATGGCTTCGAGCATCATCGTTCGTCTGTCCTCCACGCAGCTTCGGGAGTAGCGCTTTCTGCAAAGGGCATTCACGGCTTTTTGTAATACTCTCCAGTATTTCTTTCCCTCAGGGTCGTCAGGCTGGCGGAGAAGCATCAGCGAGTCAAAATCAAAACCT